AATTAAACCTTTACTATCAGTAGCAGGAAGTGCTGTTACAGGATTTGTAGAGACAAAGAAAGCTAAAGCTGAGTTAGCTGTTACAGAAATTAAAGCTAAGACTAAATTAAAAGAAGACCAGATAGCCGGCAAGGTTGCTTGGGAAGCATCTGCAGTAGACCAGATGAAAGGGTCTTGGAAAGATGAGGTAAGTTTAGTAGTCCTCCTTTTACCTGCCGTGCTAGTCTTTACTCCTTGGCAAGAGCATATACATAAAGGCTTTGTCGCCTTACAAGATTTACCATCGTATTATCACAATTTATTATATATTGCGATTTCTGCAAGTTTTGGTATAAAGGGCGCACAAGGTGCAGCAAAGTTATTTAAAAAATAGGAGTGTTTACAATAATGGTTAGTATACAAGTAGAAAAATTAAAGCAACAAATTAAGGAGCATGAAGGGTATAGGCTAGATGTCTATGTTGACACGCTAGGCTTCGACACAGGGGGCTATGGTCATAAAATGCTACCGGGCGAAGTACCTCCAACAACTAAAGAAGGTTGGGATAAAATATTTGATGAGGACTTTGATAAAGCATGGAAACTTACTCAGAAGTTTTGTGAAGAGAATGAACTAAGTATACCTTTAGATGCTGAGTGTATTCTATGTGAAATGATTTATCAAATGGGTTTTGCAGGAGTCAGTAAATTTAAGATGATGATTAAGGCTCTCAAAGAAAAAGACTTTAAGGAAGCTGCTAAGCAGATGCTCGATTCAAGATGGGCAAAACAGACGCCCTCAAGGGCAAATCAACTAAGCAAACAAATGGAAAACGTATAGGAGGAAACATGAATAAATATTTACAAAAAGTTGTAGAGTTATATGAAACTTGGAAAGCAAAATGGGAAGACCTAAATAAAAAAGGTAAGCTTATTGTGTCAGGATTAGTTTTAGTAACAGTTATTATTTTATTAAAGGTACTGTAATGGCACTACCAGTTACACAACAATTAACAGATCAATTAAATAAAGAAAGTGTAGGAGAGATTCCTACTACACCTATGGAAGGTAATGTATCGAGATCCCTAATTGTAGGGGATTTATTAGCGGCTATGAAAGATTTAAATTTTAGCGACTTAGTAAAAGAATATGGATCTATGGCTGCAGTTACTTCTCCCAATACTAGCCCAAAGTCAGGTTTAATGGCAGAGATACAGTCTCCGCCCTCACCTTTAGAAACTCAAAAGTCTGAAGAGAAAGTAGAGGCGGAAAAAGTACCTCAAGGTGATCCTGATTTTATAGTACCTGAGCCGGAAGATATTCCCACACCAATGACAGACGCTATGAATATTCAGCCTGACCCTAATGTGGTAGATACTACAGCAAACTCCGGGCTAATGAAGCCTGCCATAGCTTAAAAATCTTTTAGTAAAACATTTAGTGAGTCATCAAAGTCATATGTTTTTGACCTACAATGACCCACTATTGCGTTAATCATGTTTGCGTGATAGCCCTTACCTAGTTTCTTAGTTATTTGGTCACTAGGTAAGGACTCATGATCTACTACTACTTCTCCTTTACCACTTACAGAAACAGTGGTTCTAAAAAGAATAGCCTCGTCTTTTGATTTCATTTCTTTTTAGAGTCTTCTTTAACGAAATCAGGTTTAATCTGAGGATCTAACTTAGATAAACTCCCCAACAGCCCTACAAAACCTGCAACTTCTGCATAGGGTCTTGTAAATAAATATTTTACAATATCATTTACTTGCTTCTGGGTAATCAAATAATTATTTTCCATTTACACTACCCCTAGATTTTAGTTCCCCCGCTATAGCGCTATAAGCAGCCATATCTATATATGTGTCCTCAGTAACATTTCCTGCTTTAGTTCTAGCCATCTTCAATTGCACCATCATCAAAGCAACATCATGTCCTGTGATGTGCACACCTAAATACGCAGACCATAGTTTTGCTATGTTGTCATGCATAGTCTCTTTGTCCCCATACTCTCTTGCTCTATCCCCTGATATTAATTCATCAGCGATAGATAGTAGATTATTTGCGTCCTTCATATCTATTTTTTAACTCCTTTATACTAATCGACTCTAAGTCGTATTCCCCTTTGTTAACGTTTCTCTTTACAATAAGTCCACTCCACCATAGATGTTGTGTGCCTTTTGCAAAGTTTTCTTTATGGTTTAAATAACACCCTGCATTTAATCCCATAATCTTTCTTCCATTATGCAGTGACCTAACAGCATAATCAAATAAATGTGAGTGACCTACAGTAGCAGATTGAAAGTTCTTCTTTAATAAATTAGAAGCTACATACTCTCCACTAATAGGCTTACCCATAACTCCACTTGCGATATTGTGACAGTATAGTATGCCATCAACTTCTACTATCTTTTCATAGTCGTGATACTCCCATCCGTATTTCGTAAATGGTATATCCATAACGCTTAGTGTGCCATCCAATTCAGGATTGTCTTCTACAAATCTGGTTATTCTATGTTCATGATTACCTCCCAACATAATTTTCCTAACCTTCTTATCTTTCAAAGATTTATTAAAAAGATATAATGCTTCTTCTGCATGATCTATTTCTTTCTTGTATCTTCTTCCCTCAAATGACTTTTTCCCTCTATCAAAGTGTGATAAAGAATCCATATTAACCCAATCTCCTAGGCATATTATTGTGTCGGGATTGGTATCTCTTGCAAACTTTCCTGCCCAAGTAAGTCTGTCGTTACTGACTCCCATTTTAACATGGGGATCAGGTATCACTAGGTGTGTTCCCATTAGTGCATCCTCTCTTTACGTCTGTCTAGTATTTCCTGGAAGTCTACCTTAGACTTGCCATCAGTTTCTTGCATAGCCTCTATGCCCATATCGAATATGTAATCAGGCTCTTCTACAGAAGCCTTTACCATTCCATGCGCTATAGTTAATGCTACAGCGTAACTCTCTATTTGTGGAGTATCTGCTGCAGGTAACACAGTACATGCAAATCCCTCGTCTGTAGGATATATAGATACTAAAATAGACTCTTTAATATTAGTAGGTATCTTCTTAGATTTAGTTGTCATTTTTCTCCTTTATTAAGTCTATAAAATGATCTGCATTTACTATTACTAACGGCTCTTGCTGATTCATTTTGATTACAGCAATTGCTGTATTGGTGTCAAAACGTTTTATATGGTGACTTGCTTGCTCCATAATATCGTATATACCTTTGAATGTTTCTTTATTCTTACATTCAATTGAGTAAGGTATAAGTTCTTTAGCTTTAGTAGATAGTTTAATATCTACTCCAGTCTCTCCCATAACAGCGCCAGACACATCATCTTCTGTCAAAGAAGGGAAAGCCGAAAGTAGTTTGTCTCTCACCCAATTTTGTAGTCTTCTACCTTTAGCTTTTCTACTCCGTGTGTCCATCTTCCTCCCTAGGATTAGTTACTTCAGTATACCATACCCACTTAGGTGTAAGTGCTTTGGACTGTTGCTGTGGTAGATACTTAAGTTTTTCACCCCAACAAGGTTTCTTGTACGCACAAAATCTACACTCTAGTGGTAATATTTTATTACCTGTAGCTTTTCTATTAAAGAACTCTTCTTCATCTTTAAACAGTTTTTTAAAGGGAGCATCAGAATTTAATGCATCCATATTATCTTTAGCTTTCTTAAGAGCATCACTAGAATGCTTCTGATCTGCTAGCGGAGTCTCAGTTACTGCCCACTCTCCTGTAGACTTGTTAATAGCAATCCACCCTGCAAAATCTGTATTGTCTGCACTAGCGTACAGATAACCTTGAGGTACATACCCAAAGCTATCCTCTTTCTGTATAGCATCAAAACCTCCATTATCCCCAAACTTATTTTCAAAAGCCCAAGGCGATGCACTCTTAATATCATAAATATTATTTTGAATCTTAATATCATAAGTGCCATCAATCTCTGACCCATCATCAAATTTATGCTTAACTTTCTTCTGTATAGCATCTACTTTTACTCCTGATGCTTTTAGTATAGCTACTGCAGCAGCTTCAATCATATCCCCAAAAAGATTTCTCATCTTGAAGTTATAAGGCATAGGCTCTGCCTCTGCACCAGACTTCTCCATCTGAAGCTGACACAAAGGTCTGCCTATGTTCGACATCCTAGTTCTGAATGTCCTATCGTGTTGCTCTGTAAACTGCTTTTTAAAGGCATCTTCACAGGCTTGCCCAAACTCTTTAACTATTGTACTAGACACTCCCACAGAGGCTTTGTTAGCCTCCGTGAGAAACATCTGTACTCTGTTTAAAATAGAGTTTGACATTAAGTAGCTAGAAAGTCCTCAGGATTATCAGAAGATACTGCGTCTATAATTGTAGCACTCTCTGCATCTTTCATGCTAGTTTTAGAGTTAGCTTGTTTCCACTGCTCTGCAATCTTTTTGTTCTCATCTTGAATAAGATCGTTAAACATATCCATGTGTTCAAGATCCTTCTTGGTGAACTCAACTTGCTTAGAGTCAACATCAATGTCAGCTACATAGAACGTATTACTTCCACTCTTCTTTCGCTTAGTAGATAAGTTTAGCACATGATTAAACATCAGACTGTTTCTACCCTTCAATCCTTTTAGAGTTTCTCCAATAGGTTTAAAGTTCATACCTGTTACACGCCATAGAACGGGCATTTCTTTTACAGTTGTAGCTTCACCATTTGCTTTTGTACATTCCATACTAAGGACTCCATAAACAAGTCTATAGCATTTTATGTTTCTTTGCGCATCTACTTCAGCATCAGTAAGTTGCTCCTTATCTTTACCAATAACTTTGCCGCATCGTACTCCCCCTTTTGTGTCAATAGGCTCATCTTTCCATGATTTAAATATTACTGATGTAGAGGCATACTTGTTCTCATCTGCATCATACTCCATGTACTGATAAGCATTAATAAATGGTCGAAACTGTACTGCTGTATCTTTTAAGCTGTAAACTTTAGCTTCTGATTCAGGGTCGTAGATATTATAGACACCTGCTCTCAAGGCATTCCCATCGTCATCTTCAGCAGCCCTGTTTATTGCCAGTCTTGGCAAAGTTCCTGATCCCATTTGAGATCCATCGTCCTGTCCTGTCATCTTCATTATCTCTTCATTACTTAGAGACTCAAAAGGCTTTACTTCA